GAGTCTAAGCGTCTCCTCATCCAATCGGCTACCCGCGAAGGCGACAGTATTTTGGATGTAGGATGTGGATTCGGTGGTGATCTTCAAAAATGGCGGCATGCCGGTGCAAATATAAGCATGTGCGAACCAAACCCAGACTCACTTAAGGAGGCTAAGTCGCGTGCCAAGAACATGAAAATACGTGTCAACTTTTATGAGGGTGATATATTCGCAAGCCCACAAAGAAAATACGATGTTATATGTTATAACTTTGCGTTACACTATATATTCGAAACAAACACGTTATTCGAAACGTCTTTATTAGCAATTAAAAATAGAATGAAACCTGGGGGTCAATTCATAGGAATCATACCGAATTCCGATAAGATTATCATGAACACCCCCGTGAAAGACGATTTAGGGAACTATTTTCTAATGAAAAACACAAGTTCTGGAAACTTTGGCGAAAAATTATACGTCCATTTAGCCGATACGCCATATTACGCCGACGGACCTAAAGTCGAACCTATAGCGCATAAGGATATGTTGTTTACACGTCTGGAAGATTTGGGGTTTACTTTAACATTGTGGGAAGATCTTAAAGGGAACCCGGTTTCGGATCTATATAGTAAATTTAGGTTTGTGTATAAGAAATAATTTTCATGTCATAAAAGATTCCCCACAACCACATGTGATTTTTGCGTTTGGGTTTTCGAATATAAATTCGGAACGAATAGTATTACACGTGTAATTCATTTTTGTTCCTACAATAGATAACAACGCTTTCGATTCTATGATGACTTTTACACCATCTTGTTCTACTATTTCGTCGAATTTTCCTATATCTTTTTCATTTGCATAGTTCATAGTATATGTTTTACCATTACATCCACGTTTTCTAATACCAATCTTAAGATAGGATTTCGAATTCGTTTCTAATAGTTCGCGAATACGTGGTATGGCAGAATCCGCGATTTCAAGAACCGGTATTTTTGTAAAAAAACGAACAAGTTTACGCATATCTCTACTTTTTATCAGGTTTTTTTATTGGTGTTTGGTTTTACAAACTTAACAAACTTTATGTTTTTTCTCAATAATGGTTGTCTTGTAAATGGATTTTGTGTGATATTTTCGTTTGAATCGAGAATGTATGCAGATTGTACACTCATTTTTGCTAATTTACGAAATGTATTTTCAGATACATACCTATTGTGTCCTATATTTACGGCGTTATTACCAACTTTGAAATTATTATAACTTATAGCATCGTTACGATTCGTATTAAGAGGTACGTTTATGCGTTTTACATTTAAATTTTGATTTATATTTATAAATCTAGCACGATCATTTTTATAAACTTTTAAACCTCTCCTAATTAATGTTCCTGGTATTTCTCTAAGAAGTGGATTTCTCCTCAAGTCGAGTATACGAAGTTTTTTAAGTTTAACGAGCTCTTTTGGTATAGAAGTTAAATTAGGGTTTTCGGGTGCAGTTATCACCTCAAGATTTTTAAGGTTACCGAGCTCTTTTGGTAACACTTTAAAATCATTATTACCCAAATGGAGTATTTCAAGGTTTTTAAGGTTACCGATCTCTTTTGGTAACGTTTTTAACTTGTTTCTACCTAAATAAATGTCCTTAAGATTTTTAAGGTCGCCTATCTCTTTTGGTAACGAGGATATTACATTATCATTCAAATTAAGTACTTCAAGATTTTTCCAATTACCAATCTCTTTTGGTATAGTTTTCAATTTATTACCATTCAAATTAAGTTCGGTAACATGTTCGGTATAACCAGGTACCGTGAAAAGCTCTTTTGGTAAAGATGTTATTGGACCAAAAAGTGAAAAGCCCATTCCGTTATTACCACCTTGACTAAGTTCTAGTCTTCCAGTATTCCTCGCATTCTTCAGGATACGTTCACCTGTACCTTTAAGATTACCAATACTTATATTTGTTGGCATCGGTATATACATTTACGTGATATTTTTTTATCATTTGTGTTCATGTTTATCAAACCATTTTTGAGTTCCCATATACGATCCCAAAAATGAAGCTATAGACATTGTAGTTACTTTCAGTAGTAACTCTTTCATTTCTTTATTAATAATTTTCGTTTTTAACCTAAGTAAAATTTCTAAACTAATAAAATTAATTTAAACAATGAATACATTTGAATATTTAAATAATAAAATCTCAGAATTTTCTAAAAAGAAAAACATTTGGAAAGGTACCAGATTTGAAAGGGTACGAGATTTGACGTGTGATGAAACGGGTGAAGTAGGAGAAGATATGATACATTCAATATGCAAACAAAGCTCTATTGAATGTATATGGGATAATAAAAAACTTTCAAGTTTAAATGACAATGGGAAGGTATATGACATGCTCATTGGTGGAAAGAAAATAGAAATAAAAACAGCAAGACTTGGAGAACACGGTTCATTTCAACATGAAAGTCTTAGAAATACGGGAGAGAGTGATTTTTGGGTATTTGTTGATATTGCTCCAAATGATATATACATAACAGTTTTAAAAGATTTTGATCTTTCATCAAATAATAAACACCCTATTTTAGGGAAAAAACCTCATTTAAGGAAAAAAGCAACCGATCAATATAAACTCGATTTTTCTAAAAAAACGTTAGAAAAATGTATAACAGCTGGTATAACCATTAAAATATCCGAAAACGAAGATAATTCTAAAATTGGGGAGTTTTTATACACTAAAATTATAGCTGAACCAGTTCAATTAGAGATTGATGAATTGACGAAGTCCTTAGATTATAAGCTGAGTTTGTTGACATAAAACTAACTTCACCCCAATTAATAGCATTTGCCTTTTTAATCATATCATCTACATCTTTATTAAAAACAATACCATACCCTCTACGCCCAGGTAAATCATCAAAGGATGTATACACTTTCATATTTTCTTTTCCAAAACACGTTGACGGTAAATAAATATGACACTTCCCTATCATATTTTTATTTCGAGTCGATGAAACTGTACCACCGTCAGACATTGAGTATATTTTTAAATGTGTATCGTCCATTTTCCGTATCATATATTCGGGATTTTCCGTATATTTAGACCATATTTGAAATACTCCGTTAACTTTTGTGTGTTCTCCATCGGGTGAATGAAACATTCCAGATAATTTTTCACTAAATATGAGATTGTATTTTGATACCCTTTTCCTAGGAGACCCTTTACCATCACTCTCGAATAATTGAGGGAGTATCAAACATACATAATCCGAAAAATCATATGAATGATTTATAAAATTAAGTGCTAAATGCCCTCTCAAACCAAAAGGTGGATTCCCAAAAACTATATATTTTCGATTTAAATCATCTGGATTCCACGACAGGTAATCGTGTTTTATAACACCAGGGTATCTAGGTTCTATATCTATTCCTATAGTATTATCTGGTAAAACTTTCATAAAACTCCCATCTCCCGCAGACGGTTCTATAAACGTATAATCATTTATATCAATTTCAACTATTTCATTAAATTTTTTCCAGCATTTTTCTGCCATATCAGATGGAGTAAAAAACTGATCCTTTTGCTTATAAGTAAAATGTGTATAATCTATATCCCTACCTAATACCTTATGTAAATCAAACGTATAATTAGAGGGAACGGAGCATAATGAAATCCATCTATTTATAGTACCATTAACTATATTTAGTTTATTGGCTATATCAGAAACAGAATGTTCTTTGAGACATTCTTGGAGTAATTCATATGTCATGTATTATATTTTGTTTGTATCTTTAATTATAATTTTTATGTACGGTTATGATAAGATGATACTTGCGTTACTTCTCATTATCATAAACATTGTCATATTCATCAATGTGAAAGAACCAGAAAAATTAACAGAGGTTCGTGAAAAATACAGGGCACTCAGGGAACACTTAAAAGATACCAACAACGAAGAATTCAAAATGTTATACAAGGAAATTCCAATTACTGCGTATCAACGAATGAATGGGGCTATAGGATACAACGTAAACAAAGGAGGTAGTATTGGATTATGTATAGACGGAGAACCTAATGAGATATTTCATGTATTATTGCACGAACTTGCACACTGTACTGTCAATGAATATTCTCATAGTAAAGAATTTTGGGATAAATTTGATAAACTTAGAACAATGTGCGTTTCAATTGGGATATATCAGGAAATACCACAAAGAACCGAATTTTGTGGTAAGCATATTCAGGATAAATAATCTATGTTATTAATAAATGCAGTCCTTCGGTGATTTGATAAAAGCATATATTTTGTTGAATACTTTACTTGCAACTTCGAGTGCACCCCTACTTATGAATGATAAATGGATAAATATGTTCCTTATAATGGTTATTATACCAGTAATGATGAGTATATTACCACGCGGTGGTAATTTATTCGGTCGTTTAGCGATAGACGCTCCATTTTTAATGATGGCATCTTTAATCGGTTTGGGTAGCGTCGCGGGGTTGTCGAAAATAAATAAACGTATCGAAAGAGATTTTAAAAATTATGGTAAAACCACGAAAAGTACAGGAACTGTCGTAGGACTTCGCGCAGTAGGATTACTGTTGGGTTTTCTTATTTCTTATTTCTTATTTGGTAAAAAGATGTATAAACATTACAATACCATTTAAGCATATCTTTTAGCAATGTAAAATGCAAGAGCAGCGACTGCACCAGTCGAGGCTAAACCAATTGCACTTCGGTTTCCAACATCGTTCAAAAACGATGGAACGAAATTTGCAAGTTTTTCCTGTACAGGCTTACTAATTGCTATCGCAGCACACACCGCAACGATGAGTGCTTCGAATTGGTCGTCAGTAAGGTTGAATGGATTTTTAGATTCAGTTTTTTTATCTGTAGCCTGTTGAACTACTGGTTGTTGTGCCGCCATCATTGGGGCTTGCATTTGCATTTGCGTCATTCTTGGGTCGACGCTCCCCATTGGTGGTTCGAGTGGTTCTTCGGCTTGACCCATTATATCGGAAATTGAAGTAGAGTCCATTGTCTGTTTATTTTCACTCACATTTTTTTCTTGCGTAATATTCGGCACAAAATTTGTACTTTTATGTGCGTTTAAATCTACCATACCATCGTTATTATCAGAAAGGTTCAATGTTCTAACGTCTGTTGCCATTTATACATGTATATGTTTTTCATTTTAAATTATTGCGCATCATCCTGAAGAGTATATGTTGGATATAAACACCCAAATGTTTTTATGATCCTGGGTAAATCATTTAATTTATCGTAATCACACATATCGTTATCTATATAAACAGTTTTTGTATGATGACATACATCAATTAATATTCTATACCCATCATCGTTGTCATCTGGTGTATCCATATTAAGTTCATTATAAGCTGGATACACTACAGTGTTGGCATTTTTTATAGGTGTATACATTCGTTTAGCAATTGATCTTATCATTTTCTTTTTGTAACTTTAAATGGCGTGTTCTTTTTAACTAAATTTGGATTACCTGCTTTAACATTACCATGTTTTGGATTAAACATTTTCTTATGTGTTTGCCAATATTGTGGAGCCCCTACCTTGAAGTTTTTTCTAATCTTTGCTTTATACCAAAATACACAATCTTCTATTCTATTACTCTTAGATGTATTATCCAATACTAAACATTCATAGTTTTCCGTACACGAATCCATTACTTTGTTAAACATCTCAAAATTCGGAAAAATACCAAAGAAGTTTTTAAATAATTTCTCTCTATTCTGGATAATATTTTCACGTAAAATAAATACGTAATCAATATTCGCCCTGAGTGCAGGAGGTAAATCCATACAATATTGCATCGTTAACATGAAAAATATCTTCCAATGTCTCCCATTCATAAAGCATTGGCGAATACATGTATCTTTCATAAACTTTGAATCATACATACAATCATCTAAAAGTAGAAAAGCTCCGCAATTTTGTCTCCCTGCACCAACAAGCTTTCTCTGTCTTTCCATAACACGTTCAATTGCTTCTCTATCATAATCACCATAAATGAAAAGGTCTGGTATATATTGTTGATAATAATGATTACCTTCTTCTGTTGCCGACAAAACTATACCTGCTGGTAAATGTTTTTTATGATACAAAATGTCAGTAACAAGTGTTGATTTACCCGTATTACGTTTACCGATAAAAACACATACTTTATCGTCTGCCATATTCTCGGGTTTGAATTTTCGTAACTGAAGATTCATCTGTATTATCGTGCCGTTTTATTTCATAAAATTTTACTCACATAAAGTAATAATGGCTGGACGTTTAAATCTTGCTGCCACGGGTATCCAGGACCAATGGTTTACTGGAGAACCAGAATTTTCATATTTCCTGATGAATTTTAGGCGGCATACCAAGTTTTCAGTTGAAGCTATACAAACACCATTTGATGGTGATATAGATTACGATACGATTATAGAATGCCGTATACCTCAAAATAAAGGGGATCTCATACGAAGTATGATGCTTAAATTTACGTTACCACAACCCAAACAAGTGGATAAATCGTTCGAAATTACTGCAAGTGGTGGTAAGTTTTATATAGACGGTGTTCAACAAGATACACTTACACTTTACAAAGGTACTACATATACTTTCAATAATACAGCTCACGGATCTCACCCTTTTAGGTTTTCTACAACGTCTAATGGTACACATAGTGGTGGTTCAGAATACACAACAGGTGTTACGAATCCAGGTTCTGCTACTATTACTTTTGCACCTACCGATGGAACTCCATCAACTTTATATTATTATTGTGGTGCACATTCTGGTATGGGTGGTACTATAAATGTACGTCATCTTAGGTATAGAAAATCTATAGGAGCTCAAATCATAAAATATGCAGACCTTGTCATTGGTGGACAGGTAATTGAACGCTTAACTGGCGATTATATATACATGTATGATCAAATACATAATAATAAAGATGATATAGACCAAACACTTTATTTTTTAAATGGACATGATAATTATATACCAGTGTCATATGATTGGGATTATAGCGTACTTTTACCCTTTTACTTTTTTAGACATCCAAGTTTAGCTATACCCGTATGCGCTTTAACAAAACAACTCGTAGAAATACGTATACAATTTAAAAAGATAGAAGATGTTACTATACAATATAATACAGCCACAGATA